CTTCCACAGCACGGGCATATCAAAGCCAATTAGGTTATGACCTACTACCTTAAAGTCACCTGCTAAGGTTTGTGTAAGGCTCTCAGGGGTGTAGTGTTCCTGTACTACTCCATCCTGCATGGTCACTGCTACCCAGATTGTGTCAGGGTCTAAGCCATTGGTTTCTATGTCTAGGAACATTGGTTTACTAAAAGCCACTCTCAGCCTCCTTAGGTTTACTAACCTCAGTCATCCTAGAAGTAAACCTATCGTACTTCAGATAGCAGCACTCACCAGTTACACCTGAGTATCTGTTCTTCAATACTCTAAGTGTAGTGGTGTTGCGTCTGTCCTCATTGGGTTCCTGTTGGTTACGTTCCAAGCCAATTACCATATCGGATAACTGAGCTATGGACTGTGAACCTCTAAGGTGATTCAAGCTAATCTGTCCACCGTCCTCATGTGCTTTACCGTCCGCACGTTTAAGGTGTGAGACTAAGAACAAACCAATGCCTAACTCCTGCACCAGTGATCTAAGGTTAGTCATAATTAAGTCAATTGCTTTACGTTCATCATTACCTTCTTGACCTGAAACCACTATGCTCAAGTGATCCAAGACTATCCACTTACAGTCCAAAGCCTTAGCCATGTACCGTATCCGGTTCAAAAGGTTGTCACCATTTGTGCTGCCCCAATGGTCAAACATAAAGTACCTGCCAGTGCCTAGGGTTTCCTCCCATATTGGCCTTAGCAGTTCCTTGTCTAAGTCTTCCTCTAGGTGTAGTGGGCAATCAGCCTGAATGGACATAATCCCTAGGGCTGTACGGGTTACTGCTTCCTCTAAGGCCAAGATACCAATGTTGTCATCAGTAGCATTGAGCAGGTAGTGCTCTAGCTCACGGACTATCTGGCTTTTTCCCATTCCCGAACCACTGGTAATGGTTACTAGCTCATAGGGTCTAAAGCCTTTGGTGAAGTTTGTAAGCCCTTGCCACGGGTAAGGTATAGACTTAACCTTCACACTGTTCACCAGTTCATCCCATGTATCAGCACCGGATACAATTCCATCAGGTTGATAGGTCTTAGCTGACCACCATGCACTGACAAAAGCTTGCACCTTACCTGCCTGGAGCATCTCACCAGCATCCTTAGCTGGCAGTTTGCATATCTTTAGCTTACTAGGGGAGAACAGGTCTTTAACGGCCTCTACAGCGTCCTGACCGGCTTGGTCTTGGTCAAAGCATAGGACTACTGAATCATAACCTTCTAAGAATTCAAGATTGTCCTTGATGTCTCTAACAGCACTGCCAGCACCTGACCTAAGTGATACACAGTCCCATTTACGTTCAAACATTTCACTAATTGCTAGGCAGTCTAATTCGCCTTCTGATATGGTTATAAACTTGCCTTTACCTCTACAAGTTTGCTGACCAAACAACTGTGCGTCCTTCATGCTTCCGGTGCCAAAGAACTGCTTGCCGTCTACTACCCTAACCTTTGTTGCTACCATCTCATTACTGTCATTGTAGTAAGGGTAACTATGTTTTTTAATTGATCCATCTGCATTATGTTCAACTGTTACGTTAAACTTCTTTGCAGTCTCTTGGCTGATTCGCCTGTCCTGAATAGGACTAATGGTGCCTGTCATTTGTTCCAATGGCCTCCTTAATTGGGTGGGTGCGCTGTATTGCGCTACATTGCCATTTGCTTGTATGTGATGATTACAACTGAAGCAGTGAGCACTCCCGCTAGTATACCTAGCAAGAGCGTCACTTGATCCACACTCAGGGCATGGTTCGTGCTTTACGAAAGGATCATCACCAAACTGGTTAGAATCCTTCTTCAAAGGCGCCTTCTCCACTTGATTCACCTAGTTCCAAGATACGCATCTTAGAGATATAGGTAGGGACACCACCAGTAGGGTGTGGTGGCTTCTCAGGCCACTGTATACGCACTACAGTTCCCCTAGGTAGTTCTCTACCTTCAAAGTCAAACTGGTTACCTTCAGCGTCTACAATGTCGGAAGGTTTTAGTGCGTACTTGGTTTTGAATTGTCGCTGGGGGATAGCTGGTGTGTCTTCATCCTTCTGGTAGTCTTTGAGTTTTACCCCACGACTAGAAAGTAATGTAGCTTCTTCAGGTTCTAACTGAAGTGTTACGTTAAATTCATCCTTACCAAAGGCTGTATCTTTAGTTACCATATTGCTGAATGCAATCTTTCCAGTGCTTAACGGCATAGTTTTTACCTCATGTTGTCGTTAGTTATCTATAGTTAAACCAATGTTTTATCTATTATGTGAGTAATAAAGTGAACATTGGAATACCTAAGGATTATACACAAGTTATCGTTATTGATTATTACAAAACTGTAAAGAATTGTAACAGTTTGTATCAGTTCCTAGTTTGCACCTCCATTCTTTCAATTAGTTCATCTACGTCTTGCTCATTATTAAGGAGGTTTGGGTATTTTGCTGCTTTTGATGCTAAGGCGCATAAGTCGCACAATTCATGTTCTTTGCTATCCTCCAAAATGTAATTACAAGCTTTGCACATTGACATTAGTGTACCTCACCAAATAATTGCTTGTATAAGGCCTCTAAATCGCCCGTAGAGCGGTTTTCAAGCTCTTGTGATAGGTAGGCACTAGCTGTTACTAATAGCTCTGAAACAGCCATAGAATTCATCCTGTACTCAATCAACTCATTTATCATTTGAAGCCTTGCGTGGTCTTCTGCGTCCAGTTCTTCTTGATCTGAACTAGCGTCTACGTCGTAAAATGATGTACTCATGTTTTATCCTCTATAAATTTATTTCCTATGTCTTCTATTGCATTTCCTTCTAATTTAGCCGCTATATCTTCCATCTCTCCAAACTCTATATCACAATAAGTACATCCCCTTAACGCTACCTTCATACCGTGTTCTTCAAATATCTCACACCAGTTTTTAAACTCCATTACACCACCGTCTCCGTCAGTGTAAAGGCAAGATGTACTCCTAAATACTTCCCCTTCTTCTTCTTCCTCATAGGTGACAACAATATGCCTTGGCTCCAAGGTTGATTGCCAGCGAAAAAAAGACTCCATACTTAAAAAGCCATAGTACTGTGCTTCTTCTTCCGTTAGTTCATTGTAAGAGTTCATTGGTTATTCTCCATTCGTTTAATACAACACTTCCCGCAATACAGTTTCTCAGCAAGTAAAAACATGCTGTAATAGGCGTGCAAGCTATAGCACCCTTCGCATTGTCGGTAGCCACTAGGGATTGCTTTTGCTTCCATGCTATTCTTCCTCCCATGTTTCACACTTGAAGCAATAGTTTCCACCATGATATTGGGTAACAATGTTTCCGTCTAAATTCTCTTTTTCTTCCTTCTGATACTCCCATTCATGGGCGCATTCTTCGCTGTAATCGTACAATTCTTTTGCTAGTGTTTCAAATAAACTCATTATTTTATGCTCCTCTTTATTTAGTTAATGACAGTAACAGAAACAAAGTAAAAAGAAAACCTGTTACCGCTATCAATGCTACCGCTATTGCTTCATGCGGTATTATTTGCTCTTTAGGCTTGGCTTTGTCCCATTGTGGCGCGTAGTCTGTCTTAATCATACCTTAATGCTCCCCATCTTGGTGAATCCTAGTGGCCTTAGGCCTTCCCACAAGGCAAGCAATGCTTCTGCTTCTCTCTTGTCTTGGTTCTTAACGTAGGGTCGCTCTTGCACCCGTTTCTCCAAGCTAGACAACTGCAAAGTGGACCTATGGCCTCCAATGTCTAGCCTAATACGCCAAAGGTTACAGTCTTGAAACCATTGTGCTAGAAACTTGTCTCCGTTGTCTGTTGTTTGCCTGTAGGCTAATTGCTTTAATTTCATTTGTTCTACTTCTTATTGGTTTGTTATGTGGTTTGAGTACTGTACAGCCATAGCTTGCGCTAAACCATCAAAAGTTTTGCTTCTGATTTTCCAACGATCAGCACTAGGTGGTAAGTAATGGAGGCGCATTTGTTCGCGTCTAGGTAATGAATCATAAACTTCCTTCACATTGTCGGTATCCTCTAACTTAGGCAAGCCATGAAGCCATAAGCCGGTTTTTTTAGACTCAGGATGTCCAAACATCCAAGGCTGAACGTATTGCGTAGGCTTGAAAGGGAGCACGCCTACAGGGTTCTCCATGCAAACATGATTGCAGATGTTGGTTGCAAGCTTCCAAAGCTTTGTAGTCCAATCAATAGACTCTAAACGCTTGTGGTGCTTTGGCATACCTTTGGCATAGGTAGAGTTACCACTAACAGCTAATGCCGTACATGGTGGGTGCATTATGATTAAATCCCAACGCTCATTAGACTTGAGAACCTCAACACAGTCTCTTTGAATGTGGTAGGTGCTGCCATCGTCTGCCGGTAGTATGTCACTGGACCATGCATCATGACCTAGGGATCTAAAGGCTTCTCTAACTGTTCCAGATGATTCGCAAAGAATTAGGACTCTCATAGTTCATTACCTTCTGTGTCGTGGTAGTCAGTTTCCCCAAATCCTGTTCTTATTTTTTCCATTGTTCTATTCTCCTACTAATCTATATAAATCATCCTGAGGAACCAGCTTTACGCTGTCGCTGACTGAGATTAGCCATTTGTTAAGATGCTTACTGGTTGTTACTGACCACTTCTTCTCTGTTCTGATGTATTGCCCAGATGGGAGCATTGCTGCTACTGGTGTTTCATAGCTAAAGAATACTACTGAGCCACAAAGTAGGGTTAGTTCTGTCTGGTTTGCTGCTATTGTTTTAAGTTTCATTATCTTACTCTCATTTAGTTACTGTTATAAATAATTCCACTGATAGCCACTGATTGCAATGGCTATCTATAGATTACTCAATACTCCTTGTTACTCTTTATAAACCAACGCTCCAGTACAGGACCGTCTTGATCCTCGTCTACGATTACATAGGCAACCGTCTTCTTCACGTTCGCATAACGCCATCCACTATCGCCGCCTATCTGGAGTGATCCAACCCATACCTTGTGTGGGTAGTTCTCTGCCATGCTCTTGGAGTAGTTGTCTTGCTCATTGTTCAGTGAGTATTCAAAGTTATTACCGTACTCCTTTTCAATGAAGTTACCTATCGGTGCGTCAGTGTAAGTGTAATATCCCATTGTCTTATTCCTTTTATAGTGCTTTGAATTCTAATGCGATTGTTTGTGCTTGATCCATTGTCATCCCTTGTGGATTCAAGCATACCTTCATTGGGTGTTTGATGATGGCTAAAGCTTCACGCACTTGTGAAACGTATGCTGGTGTTAATGTTGCTACTCTTTTGCGTTCGTTTAACTTCATATGTTTCTCTCTTTTGTTGTTGTCAGTTGATGTATCTATATTGAATGACCAAGGCACAAAGCGCAACACCTTGTATCACTTTCTTTAGATCAATTAGTTATATCAATTGCAGTTCTTATAACTACCTGAGTGTGCTTCTCTTTATAGGTAAAATCTATGGGCTGACTAATGGGTACTACATACACCCACACACTTAACTCTTTGGTTAGTCCTTAGTCTAACTGTTGTCATCCTGGGCCAGTCCTTAGTCTAACCTAAGTCTAACCGTTAGGTTAAGTTGCACCTTAGTCTAACTGTTGTCATCCAGGGTCGCGCCATAGGCTAACTGTTGTGATCTGTTGCGCCCCTTAGTCTAACTGTTGTGCTAAGTTCCACCTTAGTCTAACCGTTGGGTTAAGCCCCCGCTGATAACTAATGGTTACTGTTGGGGGTGGGTCTAACCGTTGGGGACGGGGGAGGAGCTGGGGTCTCTATGGTTATTGTAGTAGGCCCTTGGTCTTACTAGAGTAAAAATTAGAAAAAGTAGTATAAGTTAGCACTCACTAACCTTAGTCAACCCTTTGAATACACAAGATAATCCAAGAAATACACATATTATTGTAAATAACAGTAAATAGTGCTTGACTTTTGAGTAAAAGTATGATATAATCAAGAGGTATTCTTAGCTACATAAGGTAAATACATAATGGATGATAACATTACTGAACCTAAGAAAAAGAGAGGCAGAGGTAGACCTAAGAAGTCTGAGGTAGCCTCAAGTAAACGTGGGAATAGGGGAGTCATGGGTCGCCCTAAGGGTGATGCTGCTATTATCAATGAGTACAAGGCTCGTATGTTAGCCAGCCCTAAGTCCCGTAGAGTGCTAGAGACTATCTTTGATGCTGCACTGGACAATGACCATAAGAACCAAGCTGCTGCATGGAAGTTAGTTATGGATCGTACACTACCATTAAGCTATTTTGAAAAAGATGCAGCCAGTGGTAGATCTTCAGTAAACATTACTATATCTGGACTAGGTGGTAATGTAGAAACTAATGTTAGCGATAGTGACATTGAAGGGGAGATTGTAGAACAAGATGTATAAATACTTCAGTAGAGATGAGTTTGCTTGTCAAGTGACAGGTGAGAATGAGATAGAAGAAGATCTTATTTTAGCCTTAGATGAGCTAAGAGAATCTTGTAATTTCCCCTTTGTAATCACCAGTGGCTATAGATCTCCACAGCATCCCATAGAGTTAGGTAAAACAACCCCCGGTACTCATGCCCAAGGCATAGCTGCGGACATAGCTGTAACCTCTGGTAGTCGTAGGCACACCATAGTTAAAAAGGCTATAGAGCTAGGCTTTACTGGTATAGGTGTAGCTAAAGGATTTGTACATGTAGACATTAGATCTACTGATGCACCAGTGATGTGGACCTATGGATAACAAAGACTACAAAGAAACCTTAGCCAAGCAGGAAGATCTTAACTGGGATGGTAATACTGAACCTGAACAAGTAGAGGTAGAGTATACCTATATTGTAGATGAAGACAGAATGGAAAAGCTTAGAAAGTTAATACATGACAAGTCTTAACATTGAACTCCTAGACTGGCAGAAGAAGGTCTGGGTAGACAATACTAGGTTTTTAGTAATAGCTGCTGGCAGACGTACAGGTAAGACTAGGCTAGCTGCATGGAAGATTATAGTAAAAGCATTAGAGGCTACTAAAGCTAATGTATTTTATGTAGCTCCTACACAGGGGCAAGCTAGAGACATTATGTGGCAGTCCCTACTTGACTTAGGCCAAGAAGTGATAGTAAGTGCTCACATTAACAACTTACAGATTAAACTAATTAATGGATCTACAATATCTCTAAAGGGTGCTGACAGACCGGAGACTATGCGTGGTGTATCTCTGTACTATCTAGTAATGGATGAGTATGCAGATATGAAGCCAGAGGTCTTTGAGCAGATCCTTAGACCTGCCTTAGCTGACCAAAAGGGTGGTGCGTTGTTCATAGGCACACCTATGGGACGTAACCACTTCTATGAGTTGTATAAGTACGCAGAGCTAGGGGACGATGAGTCCTACAAAGCATTCCACTTTACAAGCTATGACAATGAGCTACTGGATGCAAATGAGATAAACCTAGCTAAAAAGTCAATGTCATCCTACGCATTCAGACAGGAGTTTATGGCATCCTTTGAAGCCAGAGGCTCAGAGATGTTCAAAGAGGATTGGGTTAAGTTTGGTGAGACTCCAGATGTAGGTGACTACTACATAGCCATTGACTTAGCTGGCTTTGAGCAAGTAAACAAGAAAAGATCTAAGAACAGTAGACTTGATGAATCATCCATAGCTATAGCTAAAGTTAATGAGGACGGATGGCACATAGAAAACATCATTTATGGTAGGTGGGACTTAGGGGAAACAGCTAGAAAGATTTTTCAAGCAGTAAGAGACTACAGGCCCATTAGTGTAGGTATTGAACGTGGTATATCTCAGCAAGCTGTAATGTCACCATTGACTGACCTGATGAAACAACATGGTAGATTCTTTGTTGTAGAGCAGCTTACACATGGTAACAGGAAGAAGACTGACAGGATTATGTGGGCTTTACAGGGTAGATTTGAGAATGGTCAGATTACATTAAGCAAAGGTGAGTGGAACACTAGGTTTATGGACCAGTTATTTCAGTTTCCAGACCCTTTGACACATGATGACCTAGTGGACTCAGTAGCATACATAGATCAATTGGCTAAAGTAGCCTACTCATATGACTTTGAAATTAATGATCTTGAAATATTAGACACAGTAACGGGTTACTAATGAAAACTATAACTACAAAACAAAAAGAAATGTTAAAAAAACATTCTTCTCACCACAGTACTAAGCATATGACTGAAATGAGAAAAAACATGAAAGCAGGTAAGACTTTCACACAAGCACACAAGATTGCTCAGAAGAAAATAGGAAAGTAACATGGCTAAACAAGGTCTATACAGTAATATAAATGCTAAACGTAAACGTATTGCAGCGGGTTCTGGTGAAAAGATGCGTAAAGCCGGTAGTAAAGGTGCTCCTACAGCCGCACAGTTCAAAAAAGCAGCCAAGACAGCCAAAAAAGGTAAAAAATAATGGACTACGGTGATAATGACACTCTAATGACCGAGGAACACCTAGAAAACTGGGTAATGGCTAAGTGTGACTCTTGGCGTGACCACTATGAGGCTAATTATTCAGAACGGTTTGAAGAATTCTACCGTCTATGGCGTGGAATATGGGCTTCAGAGGACTCTATGCGTAAAAGTGAGAGGTCTAGGATCATTAGCCCTGCTACACAGCAAGCTGTAGAGTCTAGTGTAGCTGAAATAGAGGAAGCTACCTTTGGTCGTGGTAAATACTTTGATATTACTGACGATATAGCAGACCCAGAAAACCAAGATATTGTATATCTACGTCAAAAGCTGCATGAAGACTTTGAAAAAGTAGGTTTACGCAAGAGTGTAGGTGAATGTCTTATTAACAGTGCAGTGTTTGGTACAGGTATTGGTGAAATAATACTTGAGGACGTAAAAGAAATGGCTCCAGCTACTCAGCCTGTTATGGGTGGAGAATTACAAG